TCGTGGCAAACGTAATCGCCTGCTGGAGCGACTCCGCCCGAATCAAATCCCGCATTGCTCCTTGCCCAGGCAACCAGATCTTCAGTTCAAACAGCGCAGTCTTTTCTGCACTGGTGCGTGAGCGACCTTCACCGAGCCGCAGCTCCGGGTCGAGTTGTTCTTGGAACGGCACTACTTCCATGACCGGGGATAGGCGGGTTCATCAACGCTATGCACAGCAACGTTGCTGTTAACGCACTGAGCAACAACTCTCGCCGCAGCGACAGCTCGTTCATATGTGACCCACGAGGATGCGTCTTCCTTGGATGCGGTGAGACCGATTCCTTTACCAGGGCCGTAAATCGCCGTAACCCAGCGATCCTCGACCATGACGACATAGCGCGTCATTGCTCTTGAGTGACTACTGTGTGAATCTAGTGCTTCTACCTAGTCTGCGTAGGTATGTATCGAAACACAACTGAGTCTCATGCGTCAGTTTCTGACACACCTCCTTCTTGCTTGGAGCGCATCCTTCCCTGCACCCGCCGTTGCACCGACTCCGCCCAAGCCGCCTTATCCGCAGCTTCCGCAGCCTTGTAATCCGACACTGGAACAGCCTTTTCCAAAGCGGCGTAAACCATATCCCGCAACATTCCAGTTACCCGCTTGCCCTCACTGGCTGCAAGCTGCTCAGCCAGTTTGTAGCGGTGGCTGTCGAGCAGCAGCTGGCAGTAAATTTTCGACCCGTGCTTCAGCGGCATTGCTGCTTCTCTAGTCTGCTACACAGTAGCATACTGCGACACACTAGACGCGCCACCGCACATCCTCGTCCACGTCCTTCCGCCAAGAGTTCGACTGCGCCAGCCTCGCCCCAGTCCTCTGCTGCCTGGAACCCTTTCGCACCCGCCGCGCAAACTCCAAAAACGCGGCCATCCGATGCAAATCGCTGGTTTTGGCCAAGCGAATCTCCCGCATCAACCACTCCATCACCAGTTCTCTGCCTGTGCGAGGAAGACTCATGCGTCCAACTCTGAGACTCGCAAGATCGACTGCACGTGCTGATCAGGGCAAAGCTCCAGAGCCCTCATCCTCGCGGCAAAGGCATCTGGAGCAAGAACAAACAGGTCGTGCGTACCACCATGACGCGGGTGCATCCTGACCCGGTACTCGTATTCCGCAACGACCTGCTCAGCGGTCACTTTGCCTTATCCCAACTATCCCCGACCTTAGCTTCGGCAAGCGGAGGAATCTCACCAAGCCACTTGGCCTCCGCCTCCTCCATCACAGATTGCAGCTGGAGCGCCCAAGCATCTGCGTGTTTTTCGGCGACAAGCAAGACGATCTCGTCATGCACCACGCCGGCCAAACGCACCACGTCCTCCCCGTCTGCGTGGAGCAACGGCCACAACTTGCCAAGCGTAAGTTTGAGGACTGCTGCGCCAGCTCCTTGGATTGGTGTATTGCAGCGCGTGGTGAGTTTGTTGTTCTCGCCCGGTAAAAACCTCCGCAAGCCCGAGATGCGTATGCGGATAGATGGATTGTCCTTAGCCGCATCAGCAGCGCGAGCATTTGCGCGCTGCCATGCGGAGATGCCTTTATATGCAGCGTGGAACTTTTCCCGCACCTCCGCAGCCTCATCAAGATCCATCTGGATGCCTGTTGCTGCTGCGTAATTCCTAAGTCCCTTTGCACCACTTCCATATAGCAGTCCGAAGTTCGCGCTTTTACTGACCTGGCGCTGTTCCTTTGTAACTTCATCCTCAGCGACCCCATAAATCTGCGTCGCCGTAATCGTATGCAGGTCCTTTCCCTGCTGGAACACCTGAGTCATAAGAGAATCCTTAGCTTCCGCCGCAGCCAGTCTCAATTCCATCTGCCCATAGTCAGCGACAACAAACTTGTACCCATCCGGCGCTTGTACACAAGCCCTAAAGCGCTGATCCCTCGGAATCTGCTGCAGATTGGGACTCATACAACTCATCCTTCCGGTATCAGCCCCCATTTGCATGTAGCTGGCACGAATAAACCCATCATTCGCCAGATTCTTCAACAGCGTTTCAGCCATTTGCCGCTTCTTCTCTACTTTTTTCCACCGCAAATAATCAGCTACAACTTTGTGATCGCCCACATACTCCTTCAGTGCCATCCGACTGGCACTCGGCTTCCCGTTTTTCGCATCAATCGGTGCCTCACCAAGCAACGCAGTGAACTTTTTCAGTAACTGCACTGGACTATTGAGGTTAAACACAGCACCATCAGGCTTTTTACCTTTAGGTCCAGGCTTCGTTTGGTACAGCAACTTCCCATCAACCCCACGGCAAAGTTTGTGGCCTTCAGGCAACGCAGAATCAAAGTCTTCAATAAACTTATCGCCAACTTCGTGATGCTCAATATCCAAATCCTCAATCAGCTGCTTCAGGTCTTTTTCATTGAACGGCAACCCTGTCCTCCATAGTTGTGCCATCGCTGGCAACGCATTGCACTCCAAGTACCAAGCCGGGTACAAACTTGCCGTCGCCATTCGCTGCTGGATCTGCTCGTAAAGATCCAGCAACACCAGCACATCTTTCGCGGCGTACTGAAGCTGGCTTTCAGTCAGATCGCCCGACCAGTCACTCTTCTGCTCCTCCTTGGAAATATCCTCGTGCAGGTAGCGCTTCACCAAATGCTGGAGACTGTGCTTCACGTTCGGCATCCCATTGGTGAGGATGCGACTGGCCAACATGGTGCACAAAACCTTGCCAGCCGGGTAAATTTCGTGCTCCTGCAGCCAACCGAGATCAAAAACAGCATTATGCGCCACCCACGTGCGCTCCACGTTGAAAAACTCCTCGACCTCGATCCAGTCGTTGTCATCCAACAAAAAGCAGTCGAGCACTACAGGCGGTTTGCCTGGAGCACCCAACTGCAGTAACCGCATCCCGCCCATCTTCGGCTGGAGCTGCGTCGTCTCCGAGTCAAAAGCGATCAGCTTCTCATCAGCGAGCGTGTGAAGGTGCTCGATCCCTTGAAGGAAGTCCAAGCCTGGTAGGGCAACTTGTACCCTACTACTCTAGCAGACTTTCCAGCTCCCGCGCCGAACACAGCTCAGCCGCCGCGAGTGTCCCACCCTCGGGAAGTCCAAGCAAACACCGCTTATCCCAGTGCACACAGCACCGACACGGCCCCCCATCCTCCTGGGGCTTATAACTCATCCGCAACCTCTCCATGCGAATCTCCAGTAACCCTGCCTCACTGGAGCGATAGCACTTCATACACATCATCGGATTTGTGGTTTGTTTGCCGCACTTCTGACACGGCCTGCTGTTGATCGAAATTGCCATCACTCATCAAGTTGAAAGAACGAGCAATCCTCCGCAAAAGTTCCACCAGCTTCCGGAACATCCAGTCCACATTGTTTCTGCCACCAATGTGTGCATTTTTGGCATGTAGTCCTCTTACTCTCCGCCTTTTGTGCTGGTGTTGCATAGTGCTCCTCTGGAAATTTCCGGGGAAGCTCCGGCCACAGCCTGCGATAGGCCCGCCCAGTTCGGACCTGATTAACTGCCTGATGACTGACCCCAAACAGCTTGGCTAGCTCAGCACCACTCCGCGGATCAACGAGGATCGTTCTCACTTCAGCTGGAGTCAGACGTTTCTGGTTCAGCGGCCGACTGTCGGACGTGCTGGAAACCTCGACCTCCTTCTGAAGCTTGGTGTCGTAGTAAACGCTCCAGCGGAAGCCGCAACATTTACACCGCAACCGATAAGTCCTGACACTGGAGCCGTTAGCCCAGTTGTACGTCGAAACAATTTTTCTAAATGTGTGAGTGCAATAGTCAGCCATTCCAGTGCCGAATAACTCCTGCGCAAATGAAAATGTTTGTGATCATGTAGGCCGCCAAGATACAAAAACGCACCAGTGCAACCTGATCAGCAATCCGGTCGTGCTGGTGCGCCTTCTCTTCCAGGGCCTTGGCGACAATCCGCCACCAGTGCCTCAAATGAGGCATTTGCACTCTCCGGGCCTCAAACCGTGCAATTGCACATCAGCCTTCCCGGTATGCCTCCGTCGCCAGCCGATTGATCAGCCGCGTGAGATACCAGTGGCACTTACGCGCATCCTCAAGGGCATCCTTTTTGAGCCACATCCGACTGAGGTACTTGAGGCACTGCCACTGGAGCGAACCAGCGACAGGATCCGGCGCATGTTGCGACCAATCCTCCAGCACCTCAATTACCTCGAACTTCCCGGCGGTGTAATGCCGGGGATGATGCACTGGATCGCTCATCCTTTGGACCCCTGTACAGACTTATCGCCTTGGTACCTCCCAGTGTGGGAGTAGTCCTTAGCCGGCAGCATCGACATTCGGTGAAACACGATCTGCGCAATCCGCATCCCTGGCCACAAGGCGACCGGGTGCAGCGCCCGCGCGTTCTGCAGTTCCAGCGTTAGCCTCCCACAGTATCCGGGGTCGATATACCCAGCAAGGAGATGCT